GTTTTGGTTTACGGCCTCTGCGTTTTACTTCGGTTCTGCCCTCGCCCATCAGTTCGGCCACTTCGCCAGTCAACAAAGGCGGTTCAGGTGGCAACACAGCGGACGGGGCAAGGTATGGGTATCTGTTCGCAAGGTCGCGGTACTCAACCTCGCTCAGTTTGTCGTTCAGTTTCGGGTCGCTTATGGTAACGCTGTCCCCGTATATTTTGAAGAGGCGTTCGGAGTATTCACCCATCAACGCCTTGTACGGAAGTTGTACGGTGGCCTTTCCGCGAAGTACGGTAATCAATGTGTTTTGCGGCATGCGTTGTATTTACGCCCCAAATGTACCGAAAATATCGGCAGCTGGTGCAAGCGTTTGAATTGCAGGGGCTTTGGCCTTTGCGTATTCGCGCAAGGCATCGGCCCGTTCCTTATCCTCAAGCGTTATCCAGTTGGCATCTTCGGCCATGAGTTGCATTGTGTATTGATACGCGGCATGGTGAAACGCCACCTGCCACGGCTCAACGGTGTTCGTGGCCTTTCGTGCCGTGACCTCCGCGTCTGTGAGTGTAAACAACTCATCAACCATCATGACACTAAGGGCCACCCGTTGCGCGTCAATGTCGCTGCTAAGGCGGTTGCTCAATAGGTCGTGCATGATTGAATGAATGATGAACGGAGGCGCACCCGCGTTTCTCGCTTGCGCAAGGTCTGCCCAAAGTTGGCCCTCGCTTCTGAAGTCGAACGATTGCGGACGGACAATGTTCGGGACTTGGTCATAGCTGCCGTAACGCTGCCATGCGACCCTGTTGATTATCCATTCAAACAAGTCGAATATCTGCTCTGCTATTGGCCTAAGGAAAGCAAACTGCGTTGAGTAGTCCATCGCCACCTCCGTAGCCGTTGCCGATTCCTGACCACTTGCCTTGTTCGCAGACGTGTGGAGGTGCAGGATACCCCGCGCTTTGTTGGTATCAATGTCCACCTGTTCGCGGACGAATGTCATTGCACCCGTCCCAGGCTCGATGTACTCCACGGGCTTGTAAGACATTCCTTTGCCCTCACTCAGCCCCTCAGGTTCTAACCATTGGTATTCACCCGTTGGGCTTACGGGTACTCTGTGGCCCACGCCTTTGCAGGATGAACATGTGGACTTTTTGCCGTCCTGAAAGTTCGTGTAAACGCCTCCCATGCACTGCCCGTTGTCGTCCTTGAAGTCGCAAGGCGAAGCGCGGAGAACACGGAACGGAAAGGCGCTGTTGGCAATGCTGACTTGCAGAATGTTCCGCGTGGTCAAGGCATAATCCAACAAAGGCACGGCAAAGTAAAACGGACTCCGCCAATAGATTGACCCGTCCTCTGCCATCATTGCCGAACCCATCAACTCATGCGCTGGGGTAACACCCTCGTTGTGTTCAAACCATACGCTAATGTCGTATTCGGGCTTTTCCTTTTTGCCCACCTGTGTAATTCGGTAGATGGTCTCGGGCGTGTAGGCGTACAATACCCTACCCTCTTTTTTCTCAACTTGCCCCACTATGATACGCGAACGCTCGGAACTAACGCCTATAAATAGGTCAGGGTCACGCAGCAGAACGCGGTCGGAAGAATAGTAAAAGATAGCGGGCTCAAGGTATTCGCTTTCATCCACGACTATTTCACCGTTCTCCCTTTCAATGGTCTTCGGAGGCAACGGATGAACGGCAATAACCCCGTTCGCATCCATGCCTTTCAATGGCAGTAGAAGGTTCTTTACAAACGCCTCAACGCTTCCGTATTTCGGGAAGTCCTTTTCGCAATACCCCTGTAATCCGTTGTCAGCTTTGGCATCATCGGGCCAGTTCATGCTCCAATTTGAGTCGATGAACGTCCGACCGATAACCGTCATATAATCCTGCCACACGGGGTTCGTGGTGCAGCGGTAATTGGCTTTGACGTATTTGTGCTGTTCGTCCGTTTGATTCGGTGCGCGTTCCTTAAAAAGCCTTTCAGGGAACACCTCCGTATCTGCGTGGGCCATGATTTGGTCACGCTGACTGACAGCACGGGCGTAGGTAGTGTAGTAATGGGGCGTTGACTTGTTGGCCGATTTCTCAGCTTGAACGATGTCAGTTATTGCATCGCGTACCCGTTCTATACTCATCTCGCAGGACGGGGCTTAGGCTTTGAGCAGTTGCATCCCATGTCGGCAAAGTTAGAAAAGAAATCACACTTTTGGAAAACAGATAATATCAAGCTGCTCATCCATTAGTCCCTGATTCGTGTAGATGTTGCGGAACGTGTAGCCGTTCGCAGAAAGCCAAAGGAACACCTCTTCCGCGCTTGTGCCTTGCCTTTCCAATGCCCCACGGTTAATCTCTAAAAGCATGGTCGGCCTGTACTTGGCAATCGTTCCCGATGCACCCTTCAACGCCCTTAGTTCCATTCCCTCGCAGTCCATTTTTATGAAATGGCATTCGGTCAGATTCAGCCCGTCCAATGTTATGCAGGGAATATCACCGCCCTCAACCGCGTGACTCGCCCCTGCGTTCGGGTCTGTGGCTATTCCAATCTTCCCGCCCTTGTCACTTGCCCCCGCATTGATGCAAAGGACGTTGGGGTAACTTGCCATGTTGTACTCCAAACATGCGAACGCTGGGGGGTTCGGCTCAAATGCGTAAACCTTGCCCGTCCGTCCAACGCGGTCAACGTAGTATTCTGTATGGTCACCGATGAACGCCCCAATGTCAACCACGGTAAACCCTTTGTGAATGTAGGCGTTCAATAGCGGGAGCATGTTTTGGTCGTGGTCTAATCGGCCCGACTCAATCACCCATTTCCCAATGTGAGTATCACCGTCAATCAAAGCAACGGTTCTGTTCGGGGCTATTTTATGATATACCATGATGGGTCTTCGTCTTCGGTTATGTGTAGTGTGTAGTCCTTGTCGGCAAAGAACGCATCTACTGCATCTTTGACCTGACAAACGTAGTCGGGCCTGTTTACGTTGTGGTAGTCGTGGCCTCCAAAGATACAGCCCGTTTTTACCTTACTAAACCACGCTTTGAGGTCGTTATCAATGTACGGGCGCATGTGATTAGCGTCAATATACACAAAGTCAAACTGCCCGTCCTCAAACGTTGACGCGGCCTTTACGCTTGTCTCTTTGAACATGGTCGCACGTTCACCGAACGGCTGCATCTTGTCAGCGCAGTATCTCATGCACCCCGTCCAGTTCTTAATCGCATCGGCATACCCTAACGGGTTCTCATTCGGCACGTAGTCCCAAAGGTCAACTAACCAAATGTGATTCAGCTTTGACGTGTTGAGGATTATTTCAGCATTCTCACCGAACGCCACGCCCACCTCCACGGCATCGTTAGTCAGCCCCATTGAATCCAACACGCGGCCAATGTCGTAACGGGTCTTCAATTCGTGTAGTTTCATCCTATGTAGCTTTTGATTTCTGCCAAATCCTTTGAATCCAATCCTGACCAACTCCAAAATTGACGGCACTTATTGCGCGGCATGTCCGCCCCGTTAGTGTCCTCAAAGGTATAGTCGTCCGCTTCAAACCGTTCGGCAAATGCACCGATTGCATTGAACTCGGAAAATGAACGATGCGGCAACCCGTCCAAGTAATCGCGCATGGACTCCTTATGTACGCCCTGCATGTACTCACAGGCGTTGAACAGGGTTGAGGTTCTGTAAAGTAGCGGCATCCTGCGCATGTACTCCCATTCAACGGGAAAGCCTACTGCGTATTCCGTTATGCCCTGCCACGGGGTATCAATCTCCGCATACCGTGTTTTCCATACGTGCGGTTTTCCGTCCTTCAACCATTCCGACACATCAACGGGTTCGGTCGCTATTGTGTCGCTATCCCAGAACAAAACGGCATCGGCATCGGTGTAACGCCACGCCTCCATTTTGGTAAGCTGCTGCCCGATGTACCCGTCTGCCAAGTCCTCAACTTGTATCACTGTTTCGGCTGTTAGGTGCGACAATAAAGAGGCGTTAGGTATTGCCACAATTACCCGTCTATGGCCTGTCACGTTCATTTGAATTGAACGCAGCGCATGGGCTAACCAGTTCAAATCTTTTGAGTAGGTGCGGATAAATACGTCTATTGTCATCGTGCGTGTCTCATTATGGTTTTGAAAACTGAATCGTTCACCTGTTGCGGACGTTGATTCTTGAATTGACCAGTCATCCATTGGAAGTGTTCGGTCATGCGCACCCATTCATCATGGCTGTATTGTACAGGGTGTTCACGGTGGAAAAAAACAGGCTCTTTGACAAGGGTAACGCTCACATTGTTACGGATGAACTGCCAAGGAATCCAATAATCCCACCACGTCTGCCCCATACAGAACATGGATGCGGTGATTAGATGGTAGTAATTGCTGTGAATTATGAAAACATCAAAGCCGTGAATGTAACGCCTACTCCGTCCGTCCCCGTTGTGGTCTTCGCGGCTTGCGAATATGAGTCCGCCCTTTGCCCGTCCGCAATAGTTCTGCACCAATCCACGCGGGTCGTTTATGGCAATGTCGGAGTTAATCAACATGACTTGCTCCAATCCGTTGCGCTTGGCGTATTCTATGAACGCGGAAATAGGAACGTATGGGACGCGCTGCACCCCCTCCATTGTGTGATGTACGGGTACAAACTCAACGCTTGGGTACGTTGGCCGTAGCTGCTCAATCTCTGACGGGCTATTGAACGAAAGGACTTTGAGGCCGCAAGCTGACCAACTTTCCACGGCCTGTAATTGAGCATCCCCGATTGCGTGTCGGGGTGAAATGGATGTAAGGGCAAACGTGGTCAATCCGTTCGTGTGTTCGTTGCGCTGCAAATCTAATCAATGTACCCCTTCGCCTTGGCCCTTGCCACGTCCTCAGGCGGTACTATGGCCTCCGAGACGGGAAGTAGTGAATGCTGACAATTGTAACCGCCAACGTAAACGAATATAGTCGCCTCGTTCGTGCCCTTGAACATTCCCGCCCACGGAAACCCGCACTCCCCAACGCCCACCCCGCTGCCCCATCCTGCCACCTCATTACGGTGGAAGTACAGGCCGTTGCGCTTATCGCAGAAACAGCGTGTAGTTGCTATCTCACCACCCGCGTAGAGATACCATTCAAGACCCAAATCATTAGCGACTATGTTGGTGAACTCCCTATCGGTAACGGCAAGGCTGTCAGATACTATCTGTCGGGAGTAGCGGAGTAGATTGCCCTCCGTGGTGTCAGTTCCGACAATGATACTTTGCACGTTGCCCAGCAAATCGGAGTAGCTGCTTCCCGTTGCAATGCCCTCCAGTAGCGCATTCCTTAGCGGCTCTGTCAGGTATTGGGTCGGGACGTTCTGCGCGATGTTTCTCAGGCTGTCAGACGCGGCCTGTGCGTACCGTGCGGACGCGAACCCCGACACACTCGGAGGCGTACCCGTTGCCGCCTCAAAGTAGGCGATTGTTCGCCCTTGTTGAAGTTGGAACTCTTCCGCTAATGCCGTGACAAGTTCCGCGTATTCACTCCGCGTAAGGTATCGGGCAAGTTCAGAAATGATTGTATTGACCGTTGCGAGGTTCTGCGTTGTCATGGTCAGCATACCGCCCTCTGTTTCCAGAGAAGCGGTCAGCCGTTGAAGCCGTGCCAAAAGCGAAGGTTGCAACTTCATCACTCCCCGCGCCCACGCATCGGGTACGGATTGCAACGCGTCAACCTTTGCCTTTATTGTGCTTTGGAGGCTCACACGTTGCCCACTTTGATAACACTCATGCTATCGAATTGAATGTCACCCGCTGCGGCCGTTCCGTTCTGACCAGTCACCGCTATAGTTAGACCCACGGTTGCAGGCAGGCCCGTTA